CAACAAGCCCACGAATTTTCATGTTTTCTGTTTTCTTCATATCTTATGTTGTTTTGAATTGATTTCAACTTAAATACCACTCACCTTACGGACTCTTAAGTTATTACGGGATTTACCCGAATTCCAGAGTGGTATAAAAAGCAGGAGAGTTGCTGAGTACAGACCAGCATCGCTCTCCCAATCAGAATTCCTTTATCTCGCTACTTATATGAGCTCTGATAACTCATATAGTCCACACAGCACACACAGGCATCACACATCTACACTGGTCTTTCAGTGTTGACCAAGATGTGTTTAGCCTACAATATGCACCCCGAATGTATGCAACCAAATGGACTTACGCAGCATCACCTGTTCACCATTTGTGCATTGTTCGCAGTGCATATTAGTGTGTGCAATTTGTTTTGTTGTTTAACCAGGGTGTACAACGGTCAAATCATACACCCTCAACTTTACATAAATAATAAATTGATGATGTTTGATGTGCCAAATACTATTGTTTCCAATAAGTATTTTAGAACGGGAGTGGGCACACACTTGTTCCCGTCCATTCCATTTTGATGTACATAAAATTTGCAATTCCCCTTACATACTCAGCATAAACAGTAGCCTTTCTACAAGTCCGGTTCATTGCATGATTAAAGAGTTAAACAATACTGTTTCGTCGTAATTTGCAACGACTCATCAGGGGACATCTACATCCCGACAGTATAAATAAAGTATGAGCAGTTTAATGACATGCTCAGGTCGCGAGAGTTAGCCAAATGTCTGGTCCTCGTGATAAGGATCTGACAATGACTGTTTAGTTTCCTGCTGCTGTGGCTGTTCAACAGGCTTTTCAACAGGCTTTTCAGCTTCCTTCAAGAAGTCATCAAACGCAGATACCTGTGTTGACTCATACTCCTTGGTGAATACTGAGAGAACCGCATACATGAGCTTGAGATCATCATCACTGATGTACTTCTTCTCTTTGCTTTCAGGCTTGTGAGAATCAAGTACACTCTTGATGTTGTTCTTCAACTCAAACATCTGCTGCATCTCCTTGTTGTTGACATCAATGATGTCAGTGCTTACGATACCGTAAGACTTGTTACCTTTGATCTTCATAATCTTTATATATTTAGTGAATGGTATAGTATTCAAACCAAAGCTACTATCTTCACAGACTGTAGCTCCCAAACTAGCAATAATTATTATGATTAATATGGAAAACGCTATGTATTAAATGAACGTATGTTAGAGGGAAAATAAGATAACTAAAAAAAGGGGAGGCTTACGCCTCCTCCTCATCGACCCAATCAATCGTGTCACCGGCTTGTCGATTCAATCGACCTAATTCGCGGCTCTTCAACTCATCTTCTGATTCGTAGCCAACTAAATTACGACTTGTAATTGTGCCGTAATCTTCGTTTCCTTTGACCTTAAAACCTTTGTGAGTTCCGCTTGTAAGCTCTGAAACACTGATTACTAAAGTGGTAAACTCATCACTTTCGCCAACCAAATCAGCGCGCGCAGCAGCCAATTTCTTTTCATTGGTGTTACCTTCGTAATCCGAAATATCAATCAACCAATTAAAGGTATTAGCAACTATTACGCTATGCTGTTTCAGTTTAGAAACGCCGTTTTTACTTGGCTCTTGCAATTCGCAAATTGCAAAAACTTGGCTGTCACGTGCATTTTCTTGGCTTTCAGCAAGGGTCACTTTCGTAACTTGTAAAGTTTTCTTACTCATAATCTAAAACGTTTTAGCCCTACGAAATTGCAAACGGGAATGAAGCAGTAGGGGGGTACTTCAATCCGATAGCCGCTACTGGGGTGTGATCCATTGCTCCTTCTCCCCTCTACACTCGCACAACAAAAAAAATTTTGCAAAAAAAATTTGGGAGACAGTTTTTACACCATCCCCCAATGTTATATATTATTTAAATAATTTTAATAATTTATCATCCTTATCCACAGGTTCTAAGATAAATTTCCAATCTTTATCATCGAATGGGACATCTTCTTCAAGATCAAATCTACGTATTACTTCTTGTTTTTGATCTTCAGTAAACTCGTCGTTATCGGCCGATATAATAGACGCGTATACAAAATATTTTAGTTCTTCTACTTCCATTCTTTATACTGTTTATCAGTTTCTTTCTTTATACTATATAAAGTATATACACTTACTATCGCAACTACAAATAACCCAACTGTTACTATTATATCTACAGCGCCCATGATGCTAATTTCTTTATCTTATCGATATAACTTACAGGTTTCACAGGGGAATTTGGTACTTGTTTAGTGTACTTTTTAGGTTGTTCTACAGCATCTGAATACTTACTTGCCTTTATTTCATCATCTATAGATGCATATTCAGCTTCAGCATCAAAACAAGGACACCATTTCTTCCATTTCTTACTATCCTTACCCCATATATCTCTATGCCCCATTATATGAGCATTAGGGTATTGCTGTTTTAGGTAGAAGAGTAGGTCCCAGAGAGCGTCTTTTTGGGCCTGTGTACGGTTATCGACAGGTTTAAGTTTAGAGTCGACTCCCCCAACATAGGCGATGTTGATAGCTGTGGAATTAAACCCTTGGACTCCGTTGGATACTTTGTCTTCCGCAAGGAGTTGTTCCACTTTACCAGACGGGAATACCACGTAGTGGTAGCCAGGGACACGCCATCCTCGCTATTTAAACTCTCTAAGTAGGTCATTTTTGGTCTATTTTTGGTTACCTGCTGTACAATGTACGAAAATTCTTCTAATATCACGCATCTATTACTTCCTCCATCTCTATTGGGGCCGAATCGCGCTCTACAAGCATGTCCTATTGGGTCAATGTGTCATTGTTTTCCACAGTTTGTTCCACAGGTTCAACCAACTCTGGTTCTCCTACTGTTTCGGGTTCTGTGGGGGCGGTATCTGGCTCTGTATTTTCATTTTCGTACTCTTTTTTAAGCTCTTCAACAGCCTCATTAACCTTATCCAACATGGTCTGTTCAGCACTTGTAGTCTCATTTTTAGCGTCTTTTATACTATCCTGTATGATAGACATACGCTTTATAAGGTCTTCTCTGCTCATATTGTCATAAAGGTGCATAAGCCACTTCTGAGCGTTGTTTAAGTAGACTTTATAAACCTCATTATCAGGGTTTTCCTGTACTTTTTTAGTTAAATCGTCTACTAGTTGTTCTGTCTCTTCGATTGTAAAACGGCCTTCTCCTGCTTTACGGATAATATTGCCGTCAATATCATATATATTACTACTTAATTTACTCATTTTAGTCTACGTTATAATCGTCGTCAGACGTATGTTTTACTTCCATATCATCGTATGGTTCAATTTCGTGTAACTCACTCATAATCAGTAGGATAAAGTCCGTTTTTAATCGCATTCTTGTGTGCCCTAATCATCAATTCTTGGGCTCTTAAGTAAGCCTCGTCTTGCAAGGCCGATTTCAGCGTGCTTGACATATTTTGTACACGGTGTTTCTTGGGGGTCTCCATTCTCGTTGATCGTTATGTGACAATAAGTCTATTCTTTTAACCAGTTATTATATTTACTAAATGCAGCTTTACGCTCATGTTTTGTACTGTACTGATGTATGCATTTAAGCATCTATTCAGCATTTACACTACCGCACGCTTTTATACTGCATATATCATCTATAAAACTCATGACCGCCTCATCGTCATATTTACCCTAGATCATCTAAAATTCCTATACTGCCTACTAAAAATATGGGTCCTCTTGACTATATTCTGGCTCCATATCTACAATGTAGGCACTGTTCATAGGACATCCGTGAATAAAGAAATACTTACAGTTGTCAGTTACAGGGTGACATTCATGCTTTAGACTTAAGAAATCTGCGTAATACAGAATGGCATTTAGTTCGATATGCGTCATATTATTTCTTAGACATAGTCGTATATATACACTTAGTAATCCATTCAAGATAGTAACAAAACGGTTCTTGTTTAGTATCATCAGAACAAATTTTGTCTTCTATGTGGTTATAGGTAGTCAATATCACATGTCCGGCTTCATGTACAGCGGTTAACATAGCATCTAGCTTCTTATTCTTACCTTCTGCATAATTTAGTTTTACAAGCAATACTTTTGCATTATCTGAACGTCTTACTACTTTTATAACACAACCTTTACAATCATCTATCTCTGTGTCCAATATATCTTCTCCATCTCCCCATCTAAAATACTTATTTAGATCTTTAGCTGTGGCATACTCATTTGCTACTGCTAACCGTATTGGATAAATGGATTCATACGTGTCTATATAAACTTTCTTTTTATTCTTCATAATTGTAGTTTTACTGGGGAAAGAGAAAGTACCAAAGAGAAAGGGCCAGTATATATGTTTATTATACTAAATAGATATAACATTATAGAGCCCTAATAACCCCCTATAATCCCCCTTCTTCCCCAGGAGATACGGACTAATAACGTAAAAATATCAAAAATAGTTGCATTTTCATAAAAATATTTATCTTTGTGCAACCGAATTGCTAAAAATCTACGTTATGTGGCCAAATTAACGAATTAATTCAAAAACAAAATGGCAAAAACATTAACAGTAATTGATCCATTCTTTGTTATGGAAGTTGGTGATACTTTCGAATGGAATGACGATGACAACATGTATGTTGCAAATCATGCAGAGGAGTTTCATAAGTCAGACGACTCTGACTCAGAAATCCGTTCTACGTATCAGTCTAATTTCGCAATCTCTGTTGATTACGCAAAAGAGCTGATCACAGATGGATACCTTGAGGAGACTTCTAACGAACCTAAGAAGGCGTTCACAAATGTATTTGATGAGATTAATCGTCTGATTGATAAGTATGAGGACGAGAAAAATAATCTTCAGGAGGATATGGCAAACATGCCAGAGTGTCTTAAGGTTGAAAGAGCTACAGTACTTAACAATGTTCTTTCTGTACTTGATCATTTGAAGGAACTTAAAAAGTAATAGAATGGAAGAGAATAATACAATTGATCAGTCGCTGCTTGCTGAGGATGTATCAAGTAAGATTAAATACAACTTTTTTGATTTCTTCCTTGTAAAGCCGCTGGACCCGATCAAAGTAACTAAAGAATTTAGTAAACCGGTAACAACTGGTACTCCTACCAAAGATGAAAATGGTATTGAAGCACAGGATTACGATAAAGTTGAGACCGAGGTAAAAGAAGTTAATTCTGATTATCGCAGAGGAATTGTATTGAAACGTCCTGTATACTATGAGGCTACTGAATATGAAGGACCTCGTTATATCGAAATTGGTAGTACTGTTATATTTAGAGATGCTGCCGGAATGAATTTCGATTTGATTAAGGACAGTAAACTTCTTAGACAGTACGACATTCTTGGAATTGAAAAGTGATAGACATAAATAGAGTTATAAAAATAGTCTCTAAACGACTAAACTTAGATATTGATCTAGTAGACGAAGTTTGTAAACATGCATTCTAGAGTGTAGTAGATCAAATGAAAAGTGATGACACTAGAGATATTCTATTTAATCAGGCTTTTAAATTTAAGTTGAAACGTCGTTATAAAGAAGACAAACAAAGACAATACAGTTCAAAATGAAGACTTTATATTTAACAGACAGTAGCGCAAATATTGCACTGGATCCAGAGACAAACAGCGTTCGTTCTTTACCGAGCGAAGATCGATACGATATACGCAATATATACTATGCCGAAGAGCCAATGCATGTTGTATACGATAGCGCAGAGTGTCATGAAGAGGCCGATGTTAAGAAAGGCGAGATTATTCTTCTTTTTTACAACAATAGGGCAAATAAGTATCATCTCGATACTATTCGTTCAAAGCAGTGGGCGGCTAACATAAAAAATCGCCGTGCTATTGAGCAGAAGGAAAAGGAAGAGTGGGCTCTTCGTAATGCAAACGGTCCTGTATGTGATTGTGAAGCATGCTGCAATGTGTGTGCGTGTTGCGATGCAAAGACAGCCGAACCTGTAAAAGCCGAGCCTGTAAAAAAGACAAAGAAATCTAAGAAAGCATAATCAGATAAAATATAGAATTATGAAGAATACAAAGGCAATTAAACCACTGTTCATCGCAGATCTTACTGAAGCAGAAACTCCAGAGGATGTTAAGTTTGAGTTCATTCGTGCAAAGGCTAAGGCTGGAGTTAAACTTACAGATAACGAGATTATGTGGTTGGTGAAGCTTGGTTCTAATATCACAATTGAAGTTATTGACGAGCATATTACTAAGATGAAGCCAATCGCTCAGTTCGATAATGTAAGCAAGGAGAAGGTTGATGAGATCTTCAAGATCCTTACAAAGAAGGAACCTTGGTATAAGCGATTCTGGAAGTGGATTACACGAAAGAAGTAATACGAGATGGACGCCGGCAACTCGTTAACATGCTGGCCCAATACAGCCGATACAGGGGAGGCTGAGATTCAGATGGCCATCTGAACCCCTGTGAATATAGTTAAAATGTTGATTGGTGGTTTTGGAACGGTATCAACCGAGGGGTTCGATTCCCCTGCCAACCACTGCTCCGTGGTGTAAACGCTCTAAACACAGAACTCTCTAAAAGTTCAGTTGGGCCTAAGGCAGGGTCCCGGGGTAACCAATAGTTAAATTGCGTAGGTTAGAGGTGCGCATAATATAATATATAATGGAAACAAAAATATGTAATATATGTGGCGAAGAAAAGCCTCTAACCGAATTTAACTTTAGAGATAGGCGTAAAGGAACTTATCGCGCTCAATGTAAAGATTGCTTACATAAAATTAAAAATGCAGCATATAAGAATAAATACAAAGAGCGATATAAGTAGAGATTAAAAGAAAACAAAAAGAAACACAGAGAATAGATAAGATGTAAGATAAAAGAGCTGAAATCTTGTGGATGTGTTATATGTGGAGAATTAGACGAATGTTGCTTGGATTTTCATCATCTGTACAATAAAGATTACACAATAAGTTCTAATCCAGATGTAACAATAGATACACTACTAAACGAAGTAGAAAAATGTATTGTTCTTTGTGCAAATTGTCATAGAAAACTTCACGCTGGAAAAATAGCCTTACCTGAACAGGTTCGATTCGGTGGCGGGGCGACCATTACTATTAAATAAAATAATAGAATTATGCAAGTAAAAGTTAAAAAGTTATCTGAAAAAGCAGTTCTCCCTCAGAAGGCACATAAGTCTGATGCAGGATTTGATCTTGTAGTATCTAGAATTACAACTGAGTTGAATGAGGTAGGAGAGTTGATTATAGTATATCATACTGATCTTTGTATAGAAATTCCCGATGGATATTTTGGGGCTTTGTTTTCAAGATCTTCTATCTCAAAGAAACCTCTGTCACAGACAAATGCAGTTGGTGTAGTTGATTCTGGTTATAGAGGCGAGGTTGTAGCAAAGTTTAGATGCACAGTTCCTGCAGTAGTTCCCAGCGTATATAAAGAAGGTGAGCGATTTGCTCAGTTGATTATACTTCCTGTTCCAGAAGTGGAGATGGTCGAAGCTGATACACTTGGCGATAGCGATCGTGGAAGCAATGGACTTGGATCTACTGGAGATAAAGCTTTTACTGACAATATAAACAAGAGCGCAGCTACGCCTCTGGAACAGCAAGATTCTGTCATCGATGCTAAAGATGACACAACATCAGCTGAGGCTGATCCAAGCGCAAATGAGCAAGCGGCTGAGCCAATAGAGGGCTCTGAGGAAGCACAATAATTACGTAATAAAAGCTTCAAGGGGCGGCGTACATCAGATGGCAATGCCTCACGAAACTGCAGTTGTTAAAAAACAATTGTATCCATTGTTAGATTAAAATTAGTTATGTTAATAGGGGACCTTTCAAGGCCCCCTATTGGCGTATATACTAAATAACGTTATTTATATATTATGACAAAACAAACATTCACGCAAAAAGCAAGCGGTGATACTCTTAGTGCTACTGAATGGAATAGTCTCACTAGCTACGTAAATACTGCCGTAGATGAGATAAACAATCAAAGTGGTGGTTCGGGTGCCGTGTCTGTAGAGGAAGATCAAAATGCAACAGACCCTACAGTAAACGTATCTGTAGCCTCTGGCGTAGTAGCAGTCGGCTCTCCTAACGTTATACAGCTCACTAAGAAAAAGAAGGGAGTTAATACTACAATCGTTTCTGATAACAACATTAATATTGAGCCTAGAGAGAGTGTTGAAAGCACAAAAGGTGGCAACATCTCATTTAAGCCCGGTGATGATATCGAGTTCTGCTCGCATCACAGACTTGCAAATAATCAAGATGAAGTTTCTATAAAGGTTATTAACGGTAACGACGAGCCTGTTAAACTTCAGTTGAATGCAGCTGAGATGACTCTTACTACGAAAGATAAGACTGGTAACAATTCGAATGTATTTGATATCAATATAAACAGTGCAAAGAATACCAAGGGTTATTTGAAGGTACGTGCACAAGCTATTGATCTTCGTTGTGAGGATCACGGCGGTATTGCTATTCAGCCGAAGGGAGAAGACAGCCAGGGTAACATGAACAAGATTAAGTTTGAGCATGGTGGTGGTGATGGTCTCGAGTTTGGTACGTTTAATACTCAGCACACTTCTATTTTTACTAACGATTACCGCTTCAATAAAGACGGTGTAATTCGTCTTGCAAATCGTTTTACAGAGGTATCTGATAAAGCAGATGCCAATGATCCTACAACTGCATATAAGTACATCAAGAATGATTCAGTAAATAATGCAGCTAAAGCTCAGTCTGAAGGTGTTACATACAATGCTGCTGATGACTTCTATGATTTCGTAGATTCTTCTGATCCTACATGTACTTGGGAGGATATCGTGAAGTTTATAGCTTGGGCTAAAGCTAATAATCAAGGTCCATTTGCTGTATAATTAATACAATACTGCCATGGGTATATATATACAAAACAAACCAGTAGCCCATATATACTACCATAAGATACCTATCTGGGGAGTATATGTTGGTGATAAACAAGTATGGCCCGGTTATATATTAGAAGTACCTTCTTGTTACGCAAGCGGTTATTGGCAGGATCAATACCCTTGGACAGAAGATACACCTTGGAAAGATTAAACACATAACACATGTAGACATATAATGGTAAAATTAACGAGTTCGTCGACTGGGTATCTGGAGATAACTCGTTTACAGGACAAAACGAAACAGATGGCATGCAAGTGTCTGGCGCCTCTATTAGACAGCTACTGCAAAGTAGAATGAAGGAGCCATTCGTCATGAAGGAAGATCCTACAAATAATAAGTATAGGATGTTCTCAAGTGAAGAAGCATATGCTATGTGGCTTGAAAATCCTGCAGATAATCAGGATCTAGAGTTGTTTAGCTTTGCACGTCCTAGCGATTATAAACTTGACCTTACAGCTACAGATAGTGATGGCTTTAATAACAAGTTTATTCGTGAAGGAGATTCAAACAGCAACGGTTCAAGAATTGCTTTCCATTGGAGTATTTACAATGATGAAGGTGAGTCTTCCGATAGCCTTTCTGTAAAATATACAATTAGTAATACATCCTCTGGATTTAGTACAAGCTTTACTCGTTGGTATAACAGATCAGATGCAGATCCTAATTTTAGTATATATGAGTACTTGCAACCTGGAGAAAACGTAGTAAGTATAGAAGCAAAAGGTTCTTCTACTGGTGCTCGTAACAACCGTACCTTTACTATTGTTCTTCTTTAGGTAAACATCACAAGTACTTTTAGATTCTACGAGAAGTTCTCTCCACAGCAAGCTATTTAGATTCCTTACGTATTTGAACGTAATAATACTTCAGGTACAGCAAAGATCTACTTTAGAATTGATAATGGAGGTTCTGGCCTTCAAGCTTCAAGAGATGTTGTACTAGATGGACCTACACGTGTAGTAGAAACTCAGCGTATGCAAGTTTCTCTTGCAGAAGGTCAACACTCCTTACAAATATGGGCTGAATCTAAATACAACGATGGTCAAACTACAGTAAAGAGTAATCTGCTGTATTATACATTTACAGTAGGATCTAGTGTTGTTGGTAGTACAGGTAAGTTTATTAATATTGCTAGTTCATTTACTAGTGGTGACTTCCCACTCAGCAGTTTGATGCTGCATGCTACACAGTATGAACCATCTACTCTTGACTGGAGTTACTATACCGATAGTTTGCAGACCAATACATCTATTCCTGTAACATGGAAGTTGATGAGAGGATTGGATGATGCCAATCCAATTACACTTGGAGATATTACTGCAAACAATCAAGAGCGTGCAGCAGTATTATCATTTGTTCCTACTATATATACACAAGACGGAACTGATACATATCTGGCTGCATACTTTAGAAATACATTGTTGAATGCTATTCCTATCTATATAACAAAGAATAACAAGATCAACATAAACGAGACAGGTTTCTATGAAGCTAAGATGTCCGCATATGGTAAAACTAATAATAGTTCCGCTAAAGATACTTGGACTGATGAAACCGGTCAAATTACAACACAATTCAATAATATTTCTTGGAATACTAATTCAGGTTGGTATGAAAATAGCTTCCGCACCGTAGGACAATCTGAAAGTGCTGTTATAAATATACAACCGTTCTCAAACTTTGATTTTATAAAAGGTAAAACGATTGAGATTGAATTTGAATCTGAGAAAGTTGCTGATGACGATGACAAGCTTATCGTAATAGGTAACCCACAAGCAGCTCGTATTGAAATTACTCCAGATACAGCTACATTGTATGGCAATGCAAATACAGAAGTTGTTCATACAAACTATAAGTCTAATGAGAGAATTAAATTGTCTTTCATTATCAATGCTGTTCCAGAGAGTAGTCAAGACCGTACAGTAGAATCAGGACTCGCATATATTGTAAACAACGGTATTCTCGAGCGTGCTGCTATCGCTTCAGGTCAAGCATTTAATACAAGCGGTGGTATTACTATCGGAGGATCTGATTCAGGAGTACGAGTATATACTATTCGTATATATGACTATTCTATTAGTTATTCAGATGCTTACAATAATTTTGTATACGATAGTCCAGACAAAGCTGTAATAGCTAGCCGCAATGATATTCTTAATGCTAGCGGTGAGATTGATTTTGACCTTTGTAAGAATAGAATAGATACTATACTTATAACAGGTAACCTTTCTAACATACTTAGTGGTCAAACAGATAAGAAGGACTCCACTACAGATGTAACTATCGAGCGTTTCTGTCCTTCGGACTCAACTAAGAATTTTAAGATTGTTGGAGCACAGATTAGAAAACACGGACAGTCTACATTGAACTATCCTATTACTTCTATGAAGTTCTGGCTTAATAAGTCTAAGAATGGTGCTGTCCCAACATGGGAACTCACTCAGCAAGAAGATCTTCTGTTGAATAAGAACAGATATATAATGAAGGCTGCTGATGATCAAGGTAAGGCTTCTATTCCTGCTAACAAGTTCGTTCTTCAAGCTAACTATGCTGACTCATCCGGTGTACACAATGGATCATTACAGCGTCTTATACAAAAGACGTGGTTTAATGCAAACATTGATGGAGAATATAGACTTAGAACAGCTCCGCAATTGTTTAGTACAAACCAGCTTGTTCATCACAATAATGCCGACTTAAACGAGACTGGAAATGCAGTTTGGACTGAAGGATATGGTCAACGTAATAGATACGACAGCAATGGTAATATTACGTCATCTGAGAATGTACAGTGGGGAAATGTAACAGATTCTGCATTCCCTTACGACATACGTATTGCCCCTGATTCATTCCCTTGTGCAGTATTCTATTATGATGAACAAGGTGCACAGAAGAGAATATTCCTTGGCCAGTATGTATTTATGGACGATAAGAAGTCTGACTATACATATGGAGAGCGTAGTATTTATGCTGTACCTAAGGATCCTTTCTGTCTTACTAACACTTATAAAAGTCAGGATACTAAGGCTAATCGTCGTTGGGATAACAAAGATGTATTACAGATAGAGGTACTTAGCTCTAATACTCAATATTCATCTTATATGACGCACGATTCTCGATTTGAGCAAGTGCTTAATATTGAGAAACTTGATAATCAAGGTAATCCTACAGGAGAGTATGACCGTATGTGGGGATGGGAGCAAGCATTTGAGCTTATCTTCCCAGATGAAGATGATATACTTAAAGTAAAAGATGCTCAGGGAAATAAGATTACTCAGGATAAGTTTAGTACATCTTCTAACTTCTATCTTAAGACTAAGCCTTTCGTAGACTTCCACGCTTGGGTAGTAAGTACGTATGGTAATCAACAGAAGTTCCAACAAGAAGCAGCACAGCACCTTGACTTGTACAAGATGGCAGCTTATTATATTTTCTGTCTGCGTTTTGGACTTGTCGATTCTATGGAGCGTAACGCTCAGTTGAAAACTTACGACGGTCAACACTGGCATTATGAGCCTTGGGATATGGATATTGCTCTTGGTAACAAGAACGACGGTGGTATCGCATACGAACCTCCTATTGATCGTAATACAAAACTTCCAGGATCTGTAACAACATATGCATTCTCTGGTAGAAGTGCTAATGATCAAGGTGAGGTTGTAACATCTAACTGGTTGTTTGATGCTCTTGAGAATTGGAACTACTGGGCAAATACAATTGTTCCAAAGGTAGCAGATGCCCTGTATAATGCAGGACTTACTTATGATAATGTATCTGCCATGTTCGATCAAAGCTATGCATCTGCATGGTGTGAGTTGATGTACAACAAGTCAGGATTCTTCAAGTATATTGAGTCTGGTAATGGTGACCCAACATGGCTTAGTTGGTTATAGGGTTCTCGTATGACACACCGTCACTGGTGGTTGAGTAACTCAATGGACTACTACGATGCTAAATGGTTCTGTGGTGATTATAAGAGTCACTATATCTATGTACGTGCAAACGTAACAGAAGGGTCTAATCAGGTTATCAGAATTACTCCTACTAAAGATACATATATGAGTATCTACAAGGAAGGTGCTCCTTGGGGTCCTACGTTGAATGTATCTAAATCTAACATCTTTACTCATAACATGGGTACTGGATATGGTGAGCTTGCTGGTGGTTCTAACACTAAGAACCCTATCACTATATACGGTGCTAACTTTATGGAGGAGATTGATCTTAGTGAGATCGCTCTTGGACTTGATGGTGTAACTCTTGATGGTGCATATTCAGAAGTACTTGGTTCTCCAATTAAGAGACTCAACGTAGGTATAGCAATATCTGGATCAGATAATACTTATACTGGTACAGTTGGTGTACTTGGATGTCAAATACAAGCTACTGCTGCTACACTTGAGAATTTGCAGTCACTTAATATTCGTGGTCAATAGAATCAAACAGATACCAACGCGTTTATTTATAATAACAACCTTACAGAGTTGTCACAGGTACTTGCAATGGGTTCTGGTTTGACTAACTTCTATAGTTCTGAATCAGGTAATACATTCTCTAAGATTGAGCTTCCAGATAGCGTATATAGATTCTATGTAAATAACTCTTCTTGGAGTACTTTGGAGTTCTGGCACAGCGAAATAGGTTAGGCTAATGCAGCTACATTTACTAAATGCTCAGGAATTCCTACTACAGTACACGAAGTGTCTTTACTCGGTACTACCGGTAAGACACCAGAATCAATTCAGTTTGTAAGAAGCTGGTTGAATAATCTTGTTGCAGCTGAAGCAGACTTGAGTCTGTATACTCTACAGATGGATAAGATTGACTGGCGTGAGGATACAGTTGGTGCTCCTAATTTGCTTACGTATGATGAGTTAGCTCTTATTGCTCAGTTAAACAATGCTAATCGATTAAAGGGTTACATTGTACTTAAGGATACTGGTGTAGAGCTTACTTCACAGCAACTTAATAATATCAAGAGTTGGTTTGGAGATACTGTATTCACAAAGAACTCATCAGGTCTTGTAGTAGACCACAAGAAGAACTATATACAGATTAATATTGGAGGTAATGTAACTATTGATAATCTTGGTGGTGTTACTCTTAAAGAAGGAAATTCAGCTTCGTTGAATGCTACTAGATTCTCACTTGCAGAAGACGACAATACACAGTATACATGGGCGGTAGGTCCTGTAGGAAGTAATGAGTCTTATGCAAGATACAAAGGTCTTACTATAATTTAGCAAGATGCTAGTGTAGATGGTATTGCATATATTACGTCTACAGAATCTAATGAAGGTGCTGATTACGATGTACAGGTTACATGTTCTATAGATGGTGCTAACTATACCACTGTAATTCATGTTCAAGCTGCTTCATATCCTACTACAACGTTCATTGATATCGAGAGTGAAGGATAGACTGCTCCACGCGCTGTTTTAAATTATATAGAATTCTATCAGAGTGGACAGAGAGCAAGATTGTTTATGAATACTACTGGAACATACACTGCTACTATAAATAAGGTTACATATAGTATCAAGAGAAATTCTGATAATAGAACGGTAACTTATGTGGATGGTGGAAATGGAGCAGGACTTGCAGAGTTATATGATGACTATATAACAGTATCTTCTTATTCCAACAAATCTGGTATTTGTATATCTTGTGATGCTGCGATGCCTACTAACGATGAGACGAAGCTCTATACTGTAACTGCAGTTGTTAGATTCTTGTCAGGTAAAGAGATAACAGCCACATCGCAACTTGTTATAGCAGACGATGTACTTCCAATTGTACAAAGCAATCAAATATTGTATAGTCCAATAAACGATTCATTTACTACTCAAACGGGTCACGCTATTGGACGTAACTATATATACAAAGTAGATTTGCTTGCACTTAACGGTACTATAGACTTTAGATCGTATGTAAGTCAATTACCCAACCTTATTACAGCTAATGGTTCATATCTGTTTAAATATATTCCAAATGTAACTGGAATTATTCTTGATGGATTTACTAGTCTCACTAATACATCTAATAGTATTCAAGATAACGACAAGAATTAGATGAACTTTAGTGTTATGACAAGTCTTCAGACATTGTCTATACAAAATTGCACAGGTTTGACTGGTAATATTGATCTTACAATGTGTCCTGAAATTACTTAGGTGGATGCTAGTGGTACTACCGTTAACGTATTAGTTCCTTCGAATGCTCCGTTAACTAAGTATGAAGTTGGTACTCCTACTACTATTAATCTCACTAATCCTACTGTACTTACTCCTGCTGGAGTAGTTGTAGATAATTATGTTAATGTTACTTCATTAGATATTGTAAATGTACCAGATAACAAATCGTTTACGATGTTTGATAAAATATTGACCAACTACATATATGGCGGATATATAATCAGAGGAAAAGTTATTAATACGAATGGAGTTATATCAGATAGTAATGTAGCTAATGAATGGATAACGTCGTATATAGAAGTAGATCCGAGTATAACAATAAGGGTTTCTCCAATAAGTGGAGGTCGCGTTGTAGAGTTGGATTAGAATAAAACCGGTTTAGATTATTGGCATAATTTAAATCAAGATATTACATTAAAAGCGTCTACTAGATACTTGGTATTAGGCAATAGTGCAAGTACAAGTTATCCAATACCATCTACTATTACTATTACAAATAAAACAACTGGAGACGTAATATTTAAATATAGATCATGACACATTTAAGAATAGAATAGAATAATGGACTGGTGGAAGAAGTAAATTCTTCTATAATTACTAAATTATATGAGATTGCATCTGCCGGATTAGATGCGTCTAGTAGCTTAAAAGGTAGACTACATTCAGTGGAAGCTTACGGGGATCAAATTGATTGGTTAATGTCTAATTACAACGACCTTTATATAACTGTAAATAACAGACTTAATATAACAGAACCCTAACTGTATAAAATTGGGATTGCGTGGTTAACTTAGTGGTAAAGCGCTGGTGGACTTAGCGGCCCCAGAATCACAGGTTCGATTCCTGTACCACGCGCAACATGTACTACTTGGCAATAGAAAGCTCAGTATTGGTAGAATAGCGAGGAATAAGACTAACTCGTAGGATCAGCGGGTCGTAGCCGCCCTATTACCTAACCACCTGTCTTGTGAGGAAGTAGTACAACAATATTAGAAATGTACTTAACATAATGATATGTTTGACATAAAAGGCGATAAGATTTCTATTAACACCTAGGATTTAGCTATACCACCATTTAGGGAGCATTATAACAATGCTAAAGATAAGTCCTAGGCGTTAAAGGAAATAGAATATGTTGTTTGGTTGCATAAATGGAACACTCCTTATACTGCATATCCAGTTAATGAAAGATCCGCTATAGTGGCCAAAGACGTGTTTCATGATGAAAGATATGTACCTACTGCAGAAGTAAAAGAGTTGATTAAAAGATTTAATGAATTTCAAGAAACACCTGGTACTAGACTATTAGGGGCATCACAAACTGCAGCAGAGGGGCTTATAGCTGCCCTAAATGACTACTCGTAGGGCAATATGGATATAGATACTGCAATAAAAGTAACGCGTATCTTAAAAGATGTTGGTAATATTGTTAAGTCTTTGGACATAGCTATGAAACAAGCTAAGGCTGAGTAGTTGGAGACTGGTAGAATAAAAGGCGGAGGCGTAATAGGTCTCTACGAAATGTAAAAATATACAACATGGAAAAAAAGGTTTTACTCAAAGATCTTGTAAGTACTGGTACTCACATTCGTACAACAGTTATACCGAAGGCTGTAATATCAGATAACGGCGAGCACCAGATTGCTGAATTCTGGGATGCTAATAAGACTATTGACGTTATTGTAAATAATTCACATAAACAACACGATAATATTCGTGAAGTAGATGAATACACACACAATATTGATTCTAGACTCAATGCTGAAATAAATAGAGCTAAACAAGCAGAAGATGTAGGTATGCTTACAGATCCTACTACTGGTGAAGAGCATAAAGCTACTATAAAAGAGTATATCGATCATTAGGATAATACTAAATAGGATACTCTTGTTTCAGGCATAAATATTAAAACAATAGACGGTCAGTCTATTCTAGGATCGGGTAATATTATAATAGACTATACAGGTTTGTCTAACAAACCTATTATACCAACGGTACCTACAAACGTAAGTGCATTTACTAACGACGCCGGGTACTTGACATCACATCAAGATCTTACGTCCCTTATTAATAGAATTGAAGTTCTTGAAGCAGCTGCTGGAATTAGTCACGGAGTAGAATAAAATAATAAACAATGGAAAAGAAAATAAGACTTGGTATAAAAGGTAAACATCCTTTAAGAGATCTTGCACATTTTGGTACAGATGCAAGACGTCATGCTCATCCTGATGTGCTTATTGGAAATTATCCTTTAGATAGGCCATTGTTTAGAGAAGGAGATATTCTTGATGCTAATGCTACATTGAATCTAATTCTTGATAATAAGCAAGAAGCAGCGACGTATGATGATACGCCTGTTAAGAAAAATGCTAAAGACATAAAGGATAATTATACCACTCTTTTTGGTAGACTTCAAGAACTTGAAGATAAACACAATAGAGAATTAGCGGAACTTCAGGATTATATAGACAACTTCGATGGAAAGGGTGACAAAGGAGATCCTTTTACATACGAAGATTTTACAGAAGAACAGCTTGCTTCTCTGAAAGGAGAAAAAGGAGATCGTGGTGAACACGGTTTACAAGGTGAACAAGGGCCTATTGGTCTTACAGGCCCGGCAGGACCTAGAGGACCTTAGGGAGAGTAGGGTATTCAAGGTATACAAGGACCTAAGGGAGATAAAGGTGATCAAGGTGAACAAGGTGTAGAAGGCCCACAAGGACCTCAAGGCGCACAAGGTACACAAGGTATTGCTGGTCCGGCAGGACCTCAAGGACCTCAAGGAGCGAAAGGTGATACTGGAGATCCATTAGTTCTATATAAATCGTATGCAAGCATACAATAGATGAATGCTGATGCGTCTTAGGTTCCAGAAAATAAACTTGTTATAATATCATCTGACGATCCTTCTGATCCGGATAATGGAAAATTATACGTAAAAACAGCTAACGGGTTTAACTATGTTACTACCATCTCTGGTGCTCAAGGAATAAAAGGTCCTAAGGGCGACAAAGGAGACAAAGGTGATAAGGGTGATACCGGTTTGACTGGTGCCCAAGGTATTCAAGGTGTACAAGGTGAGCGTGGTCCACAAGGTATACAAGGTCCACAAGGAGAGAAAGGAGAGCAAGGTATTCAAGGACTAGTAGGACCTAAAGGAGACAAAGGTGATTAGGGACCTGTTGGACCCAAGGGTGAAAGAGGAGAACGCGGCGAAGGTTTTATTATATATAAGACCTATGGTAGTGTAGAAAACATGGTCGCAGATACAAATAACGTTCCAGAAGGAAAACTTGTTATTATATCCTCTAACGATAGCGATAATGGCGATGTATATATTAAGATTCCAAATGAATTCCGCTATGTAACGACGCTTAGCGGTGTACAAGGTCTTCGTGGAGAACAAGGTATTCCTGGTAGGGATGGTGTTGATGGTAAAGATGGTAGAGACGGAATTGATGGAATCAATGGTGCAGATGGTGCTGATGGAGAAACACCTTACATTGGAAATAACGGACATTGGTTTATAGGAACTACCGATACTGGTATAGATGCTCAAGGTCCTCAAGGACAAGCTGGACACGACTTTACATATCTTGATTTTACACCACAGTAGCTAGCAGCATTAAAGGGTCCTAAGGGTGACGATGGCGCAGATGGAATATCTCCGCATATTGGTATGAACGGTAACTGGTTTATCGATGATACTGATACTGGTGTTAAAGCATAGGGTACACAAGGAGATCGTGGCGCCGATGGTAAATCCCCATTGGTTAGAATAAATACTTCTACAAAGATGTGGGAAGTATCATATGATAACGGTACTACATATACATCACTTCAAGTTAGTGCAGAAGGTGTTCCTGGGCCTAAGGGTGATACTGGCGAAGCTTTCTAGATATATAGATAGTATTTGTCTGTATCTGATATGAATGCAGACGCAGCAAATGTACCTGCAGGTAAGTTTGTACTTATTACAAATAATCAAGATCCTGATAACGGACAGTTATATGTAAAAGACGCTAACGGATTTACCTATCTTGCCGATATGTCAGCTGCACTTCCTATGTAGGGAGAGCCTGGATCTACACCAGAAATCATAAATGGCTACTGGTATATTGACGGAGTATCGACTGGTGTTCCTGCAACAGGACCGGTTGGACCAGCATTCCAATATTCTGACTTTACTCCACAACAATTAGAAGAACTTAAAGGAGACCAGGGTATTGGTATAAAGAGCATTGTACAGACAACCACGTCTACTGAAAACGGAGGAACTAATATATTTACAGTAACTCTTGATGATGATAGATCTGCACAGTTTAGAGTACGTAATGGAGATTCTACTGATGTAGACGCATATACTAGATCTGAAGTAGACACAATGTTCGAGCAGCTCTAGGGATATGTAACATCTAGTCAAGGTATTATGACTGTATTACAAAACGGCAGTTCTGGTAATACTGCATATATCGCTTATGTTTCTATGGATGCTACTAACGCTAAGAAAGTTGCAAGTATATCATTTAATTGGGAGTACGACGAATCGAGCGTTATTCATGGAAACAATATGCAATACTATGATGAAATGACGTTTGGTAATGTTATTCTTCATAATGTGTGGTGTACCCCAGTACAGTTTGTACAACCTACTTCTGTAAAATATACTGTTCTTATATACGATAGAACTGGTTCATCTATTGGAGATACTAATTATAGACATAGATTTATGTAGACAGATGAATATCTGTCTTTACAGAATCCAGATGAACATACCATATACTTCTTGTGGGATGCTGCAGAGGGAGAGACGTTCCCAATAACATTCCCATACACATTACAATAATAAAAGCAATGGTAGACTTTAATAAAAGAATATACAACACTGATAAATTTAGATAGGCGGCCATCTTCTTTTAGGAGAATGGATGTTATACCTTAGCGCCGCGTGGAACAACTGATTATATACAATATTGGGACCGTGAAACGGAGCGCTGTCTAAATGGTTATGTGGCTCCGGATGGAGATGCTATTACAGGATACCATTATTTTTATTTAAATTATTGTCCCATTATGAAACTTGAGGAAGTCGAATATAAAGATCGAGACGGCAATATAAGAACTCGCCGCGAGCGTATCTTTGGCTTCCCAAGGTTCTGGGACGAAGATTATTATTATTTTCATGCAGTAGAACAAGCAGAGATTGAAGGAAAACACATGGCTGTACTTAAATCTCGACAAAGAGGTTATTCGTTTAAAGGGGCCTCCATGCTTGTAAGAAACTACGCATTGATAAAAGGATCTCAAAACTTTGCAGTTGCTTCTGAATAGAAGTATCTAACCGGTGACGGATTGCTCACAAAAGCTTGGCAAATAATGGACTTTATAGATAAGCATACAGAATGGGCAAAACAACGCTTGGTAGGTACTCGAATGGAAAGAGTATCTGGTTTTAAAGTAAAGGATGAATACGGTAAAGAGACTGAACAAGGTTATATGTCGCGTATAGCCGGCATTACTTTGAAGAATGATCCCGAACGTATTCGTGGTACTCGTGGAAGATTGGTACTGTGGGAAGAAGGTGGTAAATTCCCAAATCTACTTACAGCGTGGCGAATAGAACAACCTGCCGTTGAAACAGACGATGGTAAAGCTTTTGGTCTTATGATAGCATTCGGCACAGGTGGTACCGAAGGAGGTAGTTTTGAAGGACTGAAAGAATTGTTCTATAAACCTGAAGCATATAACGTACTAAGCTTTCCTAATATATGGGATGATAAAGCTGAAGAAACGCGATGCGGATTCTTTGTTCCGTCTTGGAGTAACATGGAAGGTACCGATGTAAACGGCAACCAACTTATGGATAAAGACGGCAATAGCCTTAAGGATCTAGCAATAGAAGAATTGATGCGCCAACGCAACAAAGTAAAGGAGGGCGGAGCGTCACAAGCATCTATAGATAGATTTATTTCCGAACGTCCTATTAAGCCACAAGAAGCTATACTTGAATTAGGTAAGAATATATTTCCACGTAAGCTATTAATGGATCAATTAACGCGAATTAGAACCAACAAGAAGCTTTAGAATATGAAGCATATAGTTGATCTGGTCTGGGATGGCAATGGCAAAGTTGAAGCAATAGAAAAGAAATCTGGTGATATAACTACTTACCCATTAAAGAAAGATGATAAACCAAGCGGATCAGTAGTCATATGGGAATACCCTATCCCAGATCCCCCATTTGGATTATACATTGGCGGTTGCGACCCGTATGATCACGATGAGTCGTTCACTAACTCCTTAGGATCGACGTTCATATTTAAACGCGTTAAAGCAGGAGAAGCTTGGAATGATGTAATTGTGGCTGAGTATACAGGTCGTCCAGATACTGCGGAAGAGTATTATGAAAACGTGCGTAAGCTACTGATGTTTTATAATGCACGTCTTTTGTTTGAGAATGAACGTAAGGGTATTTACCCTTACTTCACAAACAAACATTGCGACTATCTCTTGGCTGATCAGCCAGATAAAATAATTACGGAAGTCTTTAAGGACAGTAAAGTACAGCGCCGTAAAGGCTGTCACATGACAAAATAGATTAGGGCGTATGGAGAAGGTTTAATTCTCGAATGGCTGATGGAAGAATATGAAGAAGGTCATCCTAATCTAGAAAGAATATACAGCGAACCTTTAATCGAAGAACTTATGATGAATGACGGAGAACGAAATGTAGACCGTCTAATAGCTTTGTGTATGGTTATGATATACAGAGAAGAGTTATATTAGATTAAGATATCTGCTGCAAAGGAACAAAACAAACAGGTTGAACTCTTCGAAATGCCGTTATTCAGTGACAAATGGTTTGCTGAAGATAATGGTGTACAAGATGATATACCTTTATTTAGCTTTTAATATGAGTGACTTAAGAATAGTAAAAGGAAACACGTTTAAAATAGCGGTAGAAGTCAAGGCGTATAAATACAACGGCGAAGAATTGACGGATTTCAATCTGCAAGATTGTACTAATATTACTGTAACTTCTCATACAAACGGGAGTTCAAAAGAGATAAAACAATTCGAAACGCTAGCCAATAATATACTGCAGATAGAATACAATGGGAGCAGCTTAAAAACAGGCAAATATTCACTAGAAGTGACGGGAAAGCTGAATGATATAGAATGGCGATTTTACGATAAGAAAGCTATATTTACCATTGTAAATACAAACGCAGAAGCCAATATACCCCCACAATCTATAGTAGCGGATAGTACATATATGATCGATAAATAGAAAGTATATATACTATGTCCAAAAGGAGACAAAGGTGATAAAGGCGATCGTGGAGAATAGGGCCCTCGAGGTCCAATTGGATTACAAGGGCCTAAGGGTGACAGAGGTGATGCAGGACGTGTAGGACCATCTGGACCCGCAGGACCTAAAGGAGATAAAGGCAATCCAGGACCACAAGGACCGAAAGGAGATCCTGGGTAGACTGGGCCTAAGGGGGACACCGGCCCTCAAGGAGAACCAGGTCCCGTCGGACAGGCTGGCCCACAAGGAATAGCAGGCCCAAAAGGAGATACTGGAGATATAGGTCCAGCTGGCCCACAAGGACCTCGTGGCGAACAGGGTGTACAAGGAATACAGGGTCCACGAGGAGAACAGGGTCCTAAAGGAGAATAGGGTCCATAGGGTGAACCAGGTCCTGCTGGAGCTAAAGGCGACACTGGAGAAAAAGGGGAACAGGGTCCGTAGGGTGAGCAAGGTGTTCAAGGTGAAACTGGTCCGCAAGGACCTGCAGGACCGCAAGGACCTGCGTTCACATATGCAGATTTTACTGCAGAACAATTGGAAGCATTGACCGGCCCCGCTGGACCATAGGGCCCTGCTGGACCTGCTGGTCCTCAAGGAGAATAGGGCATTTAGGGCATACAAGGTCCTGCAGGTCAAAACGGTTCTAACGGTACAAACGGTATTGATGGTATAACTCCACACATAGATAGTACTACCGGTAATTGGTTCATAGGTACTACTGATACTGGTGTACACGCGCAAGGTCCTGCTGGTCAGAATGGTACAACTCCCAACCTTGCTACTGTTGCTACCACTGGTGATTATACAGATCTTATTAATACACCTACTATTCCTACTATATGGAGAGGTACACAAGTACAATACGATGCGCTGACATCATATGATTCTAATACTATATATATTATAACAGCATCATGACAAGTACAGAAATTGGAGCAGCAGATAAGATAATGTTGGGTTCAACAGAAGCTGATGCTATGTATATAGGAGATACATTAATATGGCCTATAAATACAGGACCGTTACCTGACGGGTACACTCAACTGGAATATATATCTAGTACAAACGGCGGACATCAATACATCGACCTTGATATAAAATTGTACCAAGTATTGAATACCCAATACGACATAGCTATGAAGTTTAACATGAGTACAACACAGGGTGAAAGTTAGGCAACAATGTTTTCAAACCAAGATCCAAACAACAGCCCTTGGCCGGGAGTGTTTATTAGAAGAGAGTCGAATAAAAATAGAATTCAAGGTAGGTACATAGGTGGTACTGCAAAAGATAATTATTTTGCCACGCTTGGTACAATTGTTGAACTTCCAGTATAGACTCCACCAAACAAAAACGTTACAGATATATACAACAACGGAAAAACACACTCATACGGAGCATCGTTGTTTTGTGGATTTTCAGATACAAACAACAGTCCGCAAAGATATTGTAATGCTCAGTTGTATTATTTCAAACTGTTTGTAGAAGGTACGCTTGTAAGAGATTTAATTCCTTGTAAAGATAGTAATAACGTCGTTGGCATGTACGACGTGGTAAACAACACATTCTATACCTCACCGAATGGCGCTGCATTTGTAGCTGGACCAGAAGTGTGATGTAATAAATAATTAACACAATGGTTAGAGTAGAAGATAATTTATATAACATATCATTCCCTCAGCAAAAATTACCACTAAAAAAGAAGAACGAACAGTGGTAGCATGACTGTGTAAACTTTATCATAGGCGAGGGAGACGTTGTGTCTGGAGGAACATCCAGTTCACGCTTCGGAGAGATATAGACCTACTACAACCTTTATAATTCTATATTTGATGAGAAAGACTTTAAACGAATTACAAACCCGTTTAAAGTAGAAGACGGGTTCCCCGCTACTCCTCAAGATTTCAATATAATAAGGCCTAAGGTGGACCTCCTTATAGGTGAAGAGACAAAGAGGCCGATGAACTTCAGGGTAGTGAGAACATCACAAGAAGCTGCATCAGATATTATGGACAAAGAGAAAGAGATGCTTATGCAGTATATCATGGCATCTATTACTGCTCGTATGAGTCCAGAAGAAGCATAGCAGTTCTAGCAACAGCTATAGAGTGGTGAAGTTATGCCACCAGAGGCTATTGCTAAATATATGACTAAGGATTATAAAGATGTTGTAGAGAATGCTGCATATCACACTCTCACATACTTAAGGGAAAAACTCAGCTTAGATAACGAGTTTATCAAAGGTTGGAAGGATGCTCTTATCGCTGGTGCCGAGATATACTATATAGGTGTACAGAACGATGAGCCTTATATGGAGAGAGTAAACCCAATGTATTTCTCCTACGATAGAGCACCGGACTTAGAGTTTATAGAAGACGGTTCTTGGTGCTGTAGACGAATGCGTTTACCAGTAGCTGAGATATACGATAGATACTATAATAAGCTTACAGAGAAAGATTTAAATAAGCTTAACGAAATGCTTACAGGACATTCTTCTAATACTATGGGAGATCATGGACCTGTAGATAACTTCGGTGGTGGTATCTAGATGCATATATATGATAATCCAGAATTTGAATCTAAGAGTAGATATGCTATAAACGTATGGCACTGCTGCTGGAAGTCATTTAAGAAGATATACTATGTTACATACTTTGATGAGTCAGGACAAGCGCAAGTAGAAATAGCAGATGAATCATACAAGAAAACAGGTATGGAAATCTCTGTGGAGCCAGACTGGATTATAGAAGTTTGGGAGGGATATCGTGCTGGCAGCGATTTGTATTTTGGTATCTAGCCTCTTGAATATCAGCACGTGTCAATAGACAATCCAAACTCACAGAAACTCCCATATTGCGGATGTATATACAGTAACACAAATTCAAGACCAAGGTCACTTGTAAGTATCCTTAAACCTCTACAGTACATGTATATTGTACTTTGGTACAGACTTGAGTTAGCTATAGCAAGAGACAAAGGAAAAGTAGTGAATATGGATATCACATAGATTCCTAAGTCTATGAATATCACTCCTGATCGCTGGATGCATTATCTGTCTAGCGTGGGTGTAAACTTCATAAATCCTTACGAGGAGGGCTGGAACGTTCCTGGACGTGAGGGAGGTAAACCTGCTACGTTTAATCAGATTACAGCTCTCGATCTTACCATGTCTAATGTCATTGCTGAGTATATTCAGTTGATGGATAAGATTGAACAATTGGCAGGTACTATATCTGGTATTACAGAACAACGCGAAGGTGCTATTAGTTCTAATGAGCTTGTAGGTAATGTAGAGCGTAGTGTTGTACAGTCATCACACATCACAGAACCTTTATTCTGGGCACATAACCAATGTAAGCGTCACGCTCTTAACATGCTGCTTAATACTGCACAAGGAGCTTGGCAACAGACAGGTAAACAGAAGCTTAGTTATATATTCGATAATGGAGAGCGCGCATATCTTGATATTACAGATAAGTTCTACTATGAAGATATGGATGTATTTGTAAGTGATACTTCTAAGGATATGGAGAATATTCAGAAGTTACAACAGCTCATTCAACCTGCTATGCAGAATGGTGCTAGCTTACTTGAGGCAGCTGAAGTACTTACAAATGATAACTTCAATATTATTAAGCAGAAGCTTAAGGAGATGCAAGAGCGTCAGGAACAGCAAATGCAACAGCAACAGCAAGCTGAACAAGAGAAGGCTGTACAGTTACAGCAGATGTAGAATGAACAGCGTGAACAAGAGCTAATGCTTGAGGAAGCTAAGATGGAGCTTGAACGTTATAAGATTGATGCTGATAACCAGACTAAGATTGCAGTAGCTGAGATTAGTGCATATCGTGGTACAGAAGAGAAGGACGCTAACAACAACGGTATACCTGATCCTATGGAGATTGCTAAGGATGCTACAGCATAGCGTAAGATTGCATCAGATGAGTATACTAAGCGTTATGAAGCTCGCCAGAAGAAAGAGATAGAAGATAAGAAGATTGATCTTGAAAAGCAGCGTATGAAGCACGAGATGGAGCTACAGAGAGCTAAAGATGAAGCTGCTCTTGAACGTGAAAGAGTTAAAGCTCGCGCCGCTATTCGTAATAAAGTAGCCGGAGAGAAGTAATTATGGGGCCAGAAAATAAACAACCAATGTTGGACAGACTTTATTACGGAGATGATGATGTTTCTGTTTTACAATTTCAAAAAGGTTTATAGAGATATATATCTTCTCCTACATATAGTGGACCACACACTACACCTGAACAACGTGCAATTAAATAGGCGTTTATTGGGCCAACGACATATTTTGATGCTGGAACATTACCAGAAATTGTAATAACACCTCCAAAAGACAATGCTTTGTATAAAATGAATTATATGATTCCAAATAAAGAATTGCGAAATTCATTTTACAACACATTAGAAAAAGAAAGTGTCGAAGACCAATATTCTTCTAGATCTTACATAAATAAATTGTGGGAAATATATACGAAATCTTAGCGACCTACTATAAAACCTGTATCTGGTAATAAGTCGTTGTTACAACGTTTAGGTATTATGAAGGGAGATGGCTCTAGAGCTCATTACAATCCGTTTACAAATACTATGTATATAGATCCAAATAACGCTGCTGAAGATATAACAGCGGAAATGGCACATGCGTATCAATTTAATGGAACAGATACTCCTAGATCTTTTGATTGGATAAAATAGATTTTTTCGTTGCCGGGTGATATAAAAATAGGCGGTATGTCCGGATATAACAGGCCTGGCAATATCGAATATGTTGCACACAAAATAATAGAGCCGAGACTTCGCCAATATTTAATAAATGAAAACACTCCGTGGAATTTTACCAAAAATTCTATATAGTAGCAATATAATAGAAAATCAAAATTAATCAAAAGAGGGCCAAAAATAAATACTTATATGCCATGACACGCGCTGAAGAACAAGAGCTTCTATAGCTTACTAGAGAGAATAATCAATTGTTAAAACTTATACTAAGATTAGTTTAGCATGACGGAGGTGATGACTTTATTACCAACGTCATTGCTAATCTTCTTAGCAATAGAATAGACGGATATGGGCAAAGATACAACAGCATTTAGAGAGCGGTTTAACGACTATAAGAACGGTAAGCCTGTATCTGAAATATATGATGCAGGACTTCCTAGATATGGTAATGGTAAATCCGGTTTTAGTGACGATATTAAAAAAAGTATATCTAATTTACACAAACTATTAAAAGCTAAAGGATTTGATGATATATCCGCTGCTGGTATTATTGGAAACGCAATTTAGGAGAGTAGTCTTAATCCAGACAGCGTAAACTCTTTTGGTTATAGTGGAATATTCCAAAACAGTAAACCAATACGTAAAGCAATTTAGGAACAATACGGAGATTATTCTTTAGAAAATCAATTGCGATATTTGGACGATTGGGTTAGTGCTAATAAATGGATACGTAAAGGCAAATATAGAGATTATACCGCAGCTGGTTCTGGTTCTTTTAAACGAACGGGGTATAAAACTGCACACGAAGCTTCAGATGCGTTTATGAAGTTGTACGAACGCCCTGTGATAATGAAAGATGGTAAAGTCATAGGTTATCAAGATTGGGATAAACGTAAAGCATTTTCTTAGCAAGTATATGACTATCTTACAGGCGGCGAATCAACACAGCCTGTTATAGTGGAATCCAAACCAACGCCTCAGACAACTGCAGCAGAATCCAATGCTGTAAGCCAATTTGAACCTACTCCGATAGCAATTCATTCTGATTATTCTTTAAATAATCCTGCACCATCTGCAATATCATCTTGGAATAATCCAACGAGCCCTGCATTTAATACATCTGAATTATATGCACGTAGAACAACTAATAATATAAATAATGTTATTCAAGATGTATTGCTTAATGATAAAGATCCATAGGACGCTCTAATAGATAATATTTCTAATAATATATTTGGAGGAAAACGCCTGGGTTTTAAGAATGGGAAGTTGCCTGGATATAAAGACGGGAAAGCTGGATATATTAGACAAAATGGAAACGACATAAAGTTTGATGAAGAAACTGGAGAACTTATAGATTAGATCACGGGAGAACGCGGTACTTTGATGTTACCTGAAATAAATATAACTAGAGCAAATCCTGATAATTATAGAAGTTCTTATGATCCTAATGCCGTAATAAATGGGTTTAATGCGTTGACATTAGGCGGATTAAATAATTTAGATCCGACACAGTGGGCAAGGCGAGCTTATGATCTGCCAAAAACGTTGTTTGGACCAATGCGATTTTCCACTTATATGGACAGGTGGATAAACGGAAACGAAGGATTGGTAAGTAGTAATTTTTAGCAACAACATCCTTGGTATTCTGCAGGAGTTAACTTATTGGGCGGAGCTGCATTGGTTGGCGGCAGTACATAGGGCCCGAGAATAGCTCATAATATAGCGAACCGCAATCAGTTTTTCTATAAATATTTAACACCGTTTTCATATGACCACCCATTAAAAAGAGGGTTGAATGTAGCTCAAAAAATATTAACAGAACCTAAAATAAATTTACCTTAGGATTTTACTCCAAGTTGGATGGGTAAAATTAACAACGGCATTGGTAAAGGTAATCACGGTACGTATATTGGATATATACCAGAAAACATAATCGCTAAAGCCGAACTTAATGGAATAGAAAATACTCCTGAATATATAGATTACGCATTAAAATTAAGTAGATTAGAAAATAAATTTAGGGACGCTGCTTTTAGAAAATATTTAAATTTACCCGAAAGAGATCCATTATACATAGCAAACCAAGATGGAACATTTTCATACAATTTGCCATACATTGAACAACAGTATGCAAAAAACGGTTTAAAGATAGATACAGCAAATATGAATCTTGGTGTAGATTGGATAACGGGCAATGGCGGAAACCTAGAATCAACAAAAAATATTAGTTTTGGGCACGGAATCGGATCAGATTCGTCAAAAACTTTTTCTATGCAGGAAATGATCGATACGTGGGATTTGCACCCGTTTAGGCGAGCGGAGGATTAGCTGTCCAAAAAATATGGAGATTTTGTAAGAAAGATTGCCGACAATATATATACAAAACTGTATGATAGATTATACGGTCACAACAAACCGTTTAAATATATTTCAGGATACAATTTGCTTGGTGGAAAACAGTTAAATAGAATTCGTTATTCAGACAAAGTTCCTTTTCAAAATACTATTGACAAAATTTCAAAAAAACTTGTAAATTTTGAAGTGGGTCCTGTAATGGGAGGAAAACCTTTTGTAATGAAAACAAACGTTCCACTAACCAGACAACTTACTCTTGAAGGCGAATCTCCTGTATATAGAATACAATACGGATTAAATGCAGATAATATATTACCGCAATCCTATTTTGATTGGTTAAAATATGGAGATAAAAATATCGCTAGTGATTTTGAATTAGGTGTTCCTTTTTAATATAACAGAATAAACTGTAAAAAATTAACTTACATATAATTATATGGCAAAGAAAAAGAATACAATTCCGAGCGGATTTGAAGGTATTCTTGATAACATCTTTACTAATCCTGAAGAGGGGGAAGGTGTTACCAACATTGATGATATGAATACATTTGATGATCCAATCGATGGTGAAAAGATACTTAATGAGCCGCCAGTGAAAGATCCTGAGGACGGCAACAAACCGGATCCAAATACACCGGATCCAAATGCACACGTGGATGATACTCCGGAACCTCCGGTAACCGGCAATCCCGAACCACCAGTAGATCCTAATTCGGATCCAGATCCTAATAATAAGCAGGACGGCGATCCAACACAAGATGACATTATAGAGGCTCAGCAAGTGGGTCTTTTCTTTGATGCTCTTGGAGAATCTCTCGGGTGGAATATGGATGAGATCGATGAGAAAGATAGACCTCTTACAGTAGATCAGCTTACAGATTATATGAAAGCTGTAGTGAACGAGAACTCCAAGCCTGAGTACGCGGATGATCGTATACAGGCGCTCGACGAGTACGTAAAGAATGGAGGTAAGTTTGAGGATTTCTATCGTAGACAGCAAGAGGCTTTGACTCTTGATAACATTGATCTCGAAGACGAGAATAATCAAAAAGCAGTTGTACGTGAACTCATGCAGCGCAGTGGTTATACTGATGAACAAATTAACAAAAAAATTTCCCGCTACGAAGATAGCGATATGCTGTATGAGGAATCAGAGGATGCTTTGGATAGATTAAAGGCATTACGCCAGAAAGAAGTAGAAGAAGCTACACGATATCAAGAAGAGATGGCTAGACAGCAAGAAGAGCAATCAAGAGAATTCTTCAATACTGTTAGTAAAGATATAAACGAGCTTACTAACATTAGAGGTATAGCAATTCCTAAAGAAGATCGTAAGGCTTTGTTCGATTATATTTTCAAAGTGGATCAGAATGGACAGTCTCAATATACTAAAGACTTTAACAAAAATCTATCAAAGAATCTGATCGAATCGGCCTACTTCACAATGAAGGCTGACTCCCTTATATCTAGTGCAAAGAACACCGGAGAAACATCCGCTGCTGAAAAACTTAGGAAAATGTTAAGGCATAGTGCAAAGAATCATAGCACTTATAATGCCGATGATAAACAAAAGTCAGTAACCGACCTTATAGGTGGTATGTTCTGACGCACACAATTATAAATATATATGAATAATACTTTACTTAACAATCTTCAGCTTTATCGCGGAAAACGTTTTAGCGATTTGGTTGATGAGAACATGATTTCAAACGCACTGCTGACCAAGCCTCATGAGATTTCTGGTCTGCTTTCACTGGTATTTGGTACAAAAGATGATGGTATTTCAACTACTATCGACCTGCTGACTGGCGGTCTTGGTAAGACTATGATCGTCGAGAACCGCGAGGTTGAGTGGGCTGTACAGATCGATGCTGATCACGCAGTTAATATTCGTTTCGCTAAGTGGAACGGTCAGGAAGTAACTCTCGCTAACTATGCTACTATGACTCCTGGTCTGGGCAACAGTCCTATTTATCTTGGTCTTGAGGAGCGCTGGTTCGGTCCTGGTGCTGTTCTTTCTTTCGATGACTTCCACTTCCAGGTTCGTACTACAGGTCTTCCTTATCAGGATGGTAGCACTTGGGTATATGAGTGCTATGTAATTGACGGTTCACAGTCTGCTTATATCCCTGGTGAGATGCTGCTCCCTGGTCGTCAGGTAAGCCGTATCGGTTCAGCTTATGAGGAGTACAGCGATGAGGCTGATATCATCAACTATCAGACTCCGTTCAAGATGCGCAATCATCTTCAGAACCTTCGTCTGACATATGATATTACCGGTGATGCTTATAGCACCGTACTCGCTATTGCTCTGACTGATCCTGAGACTGGCAAGAAGTCTTATCTGTGGTCTGACTATCAGTACTGGAAGGCTTTGCGTGAGTGGAAGAAGCGTGAGGAGACCGCTCTGTTGTTCTCTAAGAGCAACCGTCTGAGCGATGGTACTTATATCAATAAGGGTACAAATGGACGTCCTAAACTTTTAAAAATCATCATTTTAAATAAATGGGCACGCAGAGCGTAATCTCTGCGCGATTAAGTTTCTTAATTGCTGGAAACTCTAAATATAATTACAATTAAGTTTGTATAATCATCATATGGATATAAAGATGGATAGACAATCAGCAGCCAAGCACGACTTGGTTTTTAAGCCATTCCCAATTGATTTGGGGGGATATGAGCAAAATTACAAGGTCACAAATGATGGCCGAGTGTTTTCTGAATACATGCAAGATTTCTTAAAACCTTACTGTACAAAAGGAGGTTATGTAAGATACAAAATAAATTATGGTGATAGAAATAAGAAATTCTAGGCACACCGATTAGTAGCACTTGCATTTATTCAAAACGATGATCCTGAACATAAAACGCAAGTAGATCATATAGATAATAATCGTACTAATAATCGTGTAGAAAATCTCAGATGGATGACTCCGAAAGAGAATACATGGCACGCTATAGATTCTGGAAATCGAGACAGATTTAAATACACTCTTATTCATTCTAAAACAAAAGAAAAATTAGAATTTAGTAATGCTCATAAAATCAGTAAATATTTTGGCAAAGCGTATTAGATAGGAACTATAAATAAATATGCAAATACAAACAAACCAGTTCCATCCGGATTTTATACTGATTGGCTTATTTACAAAGAACCTGTCGTGAAGGTTCAACGACCATCCCTGGCGAGGGAGTAGGGGCAAGCGTCCCGAAATGGAAACAACCCGACTTCTAAATTATTAGAAAGGGTTTTGATATGGTCTGATCTCTACAGAAATGTAGAGCTGGAAGGATTGGCAGACCGGAGTCCTTCCGATCTAGAATTAGCGATTCTAGGTGAACAACATGGTTCCTACGATGTCTGGTCTGTTTGAGCAGATTAGCCCAGCTAACATTCGTTACTACACTAAGCTTACTGCTGAGCTGTTCGAGGATTATTTGTTCGATCTCTGCTACAATATCCTGGGTACAAACGAGCGTCGTTTCGTTGCTCTGACTGGTGAGATGGGTATTCGCGAGTTTGACCGCATCCTGAAGGAGAAGGTTGCTAGCTTCAATCTGTGTGATAATGTATTTGTAACCGGTAGTGGTCAGAACCTGACTCTCGGCGGTCAGTTCACTACTTACAAGATGACTAATGGTATTGAGCTTTCTCTGAAGCGTTGTCCTATGTTTGACAACATGGAGCTCTTCCGTCAGCTTCACCCGCTGACTGGTAAACCACTGATGTCTTATACGTTCTTGTTTGTTAACATCAGCAACTTCGACGGTCAGTCTAATATCGTTAAGGTATGTCGTAAGGGTCGTGAGTTCGTACAGTGGTATACTGGTGGTTCTGTAGCTCCTAATGGCTACGCTAACAGCATCAATACACTGCGTTCTAACAGCCGTGATGGTTACCAGGTACACTTCCTCGGTGAGGTTGGTATCATCGTACGTAACCCATTGTCTTGTGGTATTCTGTACTGTGACGCAGAGGATACTGAGATTTCAAACAACGGTATCTGATCATTATAATAAACAAATAAGTATTCGACGGGGGTCGAAAGGCCCCTTGTTCGATACTCAACATACTAGTAAACTATGGTAGTTGAATTAAAGATTAAAAAGAAGAATCCCTGGATTGGGTTGGTTAAGTATAAGAATTGCTTTGACTATATTGCTCCTTATTACACTCGTTCCGGGTCGATATATACGGGTCTCACCCCAGAAGATGAGAAATACTTTGAGAAAGCTTTGGGTTATGAGGAAGGGCATCTGGCAAAAACGTCAGACTTCTGGACTACATTCTCAGTAAAGATTGGTGCACGTACTCTTATTCTTGACGACTCTATTCCCCGTCAGGCTATGATTATTAAGTTCCTTAGTGGACATAAGAGAGTAGCTACTTCGCTTGATAAACTTGATGCAGGTAAAGATTATCTGTTGATCAATCGTGAGGCAGAGGCAGTAGAACAGAATAAACAGAATAAGCTTCGTCGTGATGCCATCAAAGAATTTGATTCACTTAGTCTTGAGCAAATGCGTAAATGTCTGC